GCTCAAGACGGGCCAATTTTTCTTCAAGAGAGGTATAATTTTCCATTTTCTTTTCCTTCCTAGTTATGCGCGGCGGCGATTTTGGCTAATACAGAACCCTCAAAGACAGATTTCTTTTGAGGGGCAGCGGCGGGAGTGCTGCCGCTTTCAACCTGGCCAACAGGGCGCTGACTCAGGAGTTTGTTGAGCATGGATTTCATTTCAGCCAGCTCTTGAGATGTGGTATCGGGGGCTGCTTCTGCCTTGGGGGCTTCTGCTTCGGCAGGCTTGTAGCCGTCCTCTTGTTCACTCTCTGCGGGGGCTTCGAGTTTGGAGAGACGATCTTCCAAGGCTGCAAACTTGTCTACCCAGGGGGCAAGGGCTGCATCAATACGGGATTGGATTTCAGTCCAATCTGCATCTGTCAGCATCTTTTCAATGGCCTCAGTGGCCGCTTGTTCAGACATAGGATCGGTTCCTTTCTGTGTGGCCGTTGGGGCCAGAAATTGTTTTAAAACTTCAAGGATGTCGCTCTTGAGAAGGGAGCGCATTTGTTCAAAGAATCCGGGGGCCTGTTGGGGCGTGATGCCCTGGGCTTTGAGTTCTTCGAGTTGTTCAGGGGTAAAGTTCTTGCGAACCAAGAAGGGGCGGTCATTGGCGGGGTAGTCCACAACAGACACCTCATCAACTCCGTAGTCCGTGAGTTTGCCGGGTACGGGCATCCCCGGCGCTTTGTCGATGTTCATTCGTCATCCTCCTGTTTGGGTGATGCCCATACCGTCCCGATGCCACCGGGGCTCAGGCCGTTGATCTCATAGTTTTTGAGCATTTGAATACCGCGCTCAGATACGGCTTGATAGGCTTGCAGCCAAGTTCCAGGCTTGACTTTGTACCCACCAATCACGGGCTCTCCGTATTCGATCCAGTTGCGAACACAGACAAAATCGGGGTGGTTGATCCCCTGCTGTTCAGCCCATTCGTTGTGTTGGATCCCCACCTTTTGGCTGTAGAGGCTCCAGTGATCGCAAGAGCGCTCGATGTCCTCAGCAGACATCCATTGGCCGTGGAGGTCGGGCTTCTCAGGGCATCCGGGCTCAAGCACAATGCCGATCACAAACCCTTGAAAATCTGCGACTGCTTTGTTCTCTGTAATTTTGGCAAGGGGGGTAAAGGCGCGTTTCTGTTGGGCAGACTTGGCTGTTTGGCTGGGCAGAATCACTTCAAGAGTGGGGGCTAAATCTTCAACGATGACTTTATCCGTTAAGTCAAGATAATTACTTTGGTTTAGGACATCGCAGAACGTGGGGAAGTAGGCGATAAACTCACGAATCGCCGGGAGGGCATCTGTCAGGTTTTGCTTAAGTCCGTACTTATCGCCGGGATCGTCAACAGAGATATATGATTCTGCGAGTTCAACCACATTGACCAAAGATTGGTTAATCCCATTTACCCGGTGAATATCCCAGGGCGATGCTGTTCTGAATCCGTTATCCCAGTAGCACTCATCCCAATACTTGACGCTGCGGGCTTTCCAGTAAAATTCAAGGTCTGTAATCAATGAGATGATCAATGAAGCAAAGCTGAGGTTTTTCTTGGCTTGAGCATATTCAAAACAATCTGCTGACCAGCGAATCAGCCACAATAAATCCCAATCAAGATTCATCAATTCGTTTCTAATTGATTGAGCGGTAGCCCAAGCTGTCTTTTCAATTGCGGCAGTAGCCATGTTACGAGCAACAAAACCAGCCATATATAAAGACAAATCTTTAATTTCGGGGATGTTTGGTAAATGGCCTTTTTCAAGACAGGCAAGCGTATGCTTATCTATTTGCTGAAGCACATCAGCGATATTTGAATCAGGCATAGTTTTTTCCTTTTGATTTTTGGCAATAAAAAAGGGAGGCATTTCTGCCCCCCTCGGATGGTCACTGAACGGTTACTTTTGATGCAGGCTTTCGAGATCCAGCACCGCAACATATTTCACGGGTTTGCCCAGGGCTTTTGAAAGCTGGGCTTTGAGCGATTGGGTGATCTTGCTGTCGTCAGGGAATGAGGCCACCACAGAGCTTTTGAGGGCTGCGGGGGTATTGGCTTCTTCTTCTGGGAACAGGGGCAACTCACCTGGGATGATGGCATCAAGCAACGCACGGCGCTCATTGAGAGTGAGATCGTCTTTGCCTGAGTTCAGGATTTTGATTGTTGCGTCTGTTCGGTCCACACTGAAATTGTTCAGAGCAAAGCGCCAATGCTTCACGCCCTTGAGGTTGAACTGACGTTGACTGTAGAGACTGACTTCAGGCAGAAACACGTCATTGATAATCATCTCAATGCTGTTGCGTTCAGGCTGAAAGACCATCTGTTCAGTGATGCGGATCGATTCTTCGGCGGTCGCCCGGTTCAGAGTGGACTCCACTTTTCCCACCATGATCTGAGGGAGACGGAACAGAGCACAGATCGACTTATCCAACCAATCGAGGTATTTGATGAACATGCCCTCTGTAGACATAATCTCTGAGAGGTTTTCGATTCTCACCGAGGGCTTGATCACTTCTTTGGCCGTACCTGAACCTGCGGGCTCTGCTTCCACCTGAATGATGATCGCTTTGCTGCGTGATTCGCGGCCTTTGATGGCTCTCAATTGGTCTTTGATAATCTCTGCCAGTTTGGGGTTGTTGGCCCCTTCGACCACAACCGCGATGGGCGGGGTGGCGTTATTGTCGAGAACATCGAGATTGACGATGCGGATCGCCCGCGCTGCGAGTACGTCAGGCAGGCCGGGGATCCATTCGGGGGTGGGAATTTCATCACCCACGGCCACGATGGGGAACCACAGGATCTCTGTCGCATGGGGGAAGTTTTCCGGGGGTTGCCCGATCCCTGTCCAAAACTCCCCGGTCTTGCTGTTCATGGGACGGGGATCAAGGAACTCTTTGAAGTAGGTTTTTCTGATTGTGCTGCTCTGGAATGAGCGGCGGCGTGGCAGGATCTCCTGAATGAACCGTCTGAACCGTCTGGACTCAGGCACCTTGACCAACTTTGCGCCAATGCGCTGGGTGCGCTCGATGCTGATAACCTGATCATCGTAGGCACAGACCTTGATGGTCTTGAGGTCTTCGATGGGGTTGACGCCAATCACTTGGCCCACAGTATTGCGCAGAATCTCCCAAGCCCCAAAGGCATACCGTCTCCGACCCTCAAGCACCAACCCGATCACGTCATTGGCAGAGCGATTGGGGCAGATGTAGCGAAAGAAGGCGTCCAATTCGTCACGCTCTTGCTCGATCTCTGCGATCACAGCGGCGTCCTTGACTTCATTCAACTTATTGCGGTCTGTCAGGGGAACCAATTTAAACCCTTGCCCACCCGTGCCAATGCTGTGCGCTTTGATGGTGCGCGAAAGTTCAGGGCACTCCTCGATCACGATCTCCAGGGCACTCAGGGGGAAACGTGGCTTGATCTCAATGGGATGGGATGACGATTGTGCATATTCTTGAGATTTGGCCGCGCCCTTGGTGGTCTTCTTGGGCTGGGCTTTGCCGGTGCGCTTGGGCTCTACCGCTTTCTCTTGGACTTCCATCTCAGGGATGTGGCCCAACAGATCGTTGTTTCTGCGCTCCAAGGTCTTGCCCATGTCGAGGGCAATAACTGAAGCGTCAGCAGTGGCCCTTCTTTGTTCAAGCTGTGACATGTGCAAACCTGCGATTGAATATTTTTTGGTAGTCGAAGATTTCTTCGAGCAATCTGAAACAGAGGGTCAGAGACATAATGCAGTCATCATGCTCAGGCGATGGGGCACCCATTTTGCCGCCCCCAAGGTTTTGGAAAAATTCAAACTCATCAATGATCCACTGGGATGACAGCCTGAGACCCACGGCTTGATCGTGATTGTTTTCAGGATTGCCGTAGAATTGGACAGCCTCAAGAATCGCGGCCCTCAGCAGATAGATGGTGGTGGACTTCTCCGAAAGGGTGGGGAGTCCGTCATAAGTGCTGTGGCCACAGTGGACAAACTGATCCCAGTCTTTCCAGAGGGGCATCTTTTCTCCCTGTTCGTTGGTGACTTCCATCGCTTCGCTGCGTGCTTTGGCAATGGTCGCCCGGCCAACCCCGTTGGATTCGATGGCAACCACACCAGGGTATTGCTTCCAGATGTCGTATGCTTTGAGATGCAGGTCTGTACTGCTGACCCGGTTGTCTCTCCACTGGTAGATCTGCTCTCTTGTG